CAACACCGAGCAAACCTTTACCTGCCATTGCCATGAATTCATCTTGCGCCTTCTGAGCATTTCTCAGAGCGCGTCTTTGATTCATTTCAAATTCTCGTGTCTTATTCGTCGCGGCATCCATGCCCGACGTAAACTCGGAAGTGTTAATCCCAAGGATGACACCAAGTCTTGCGATAAGTGACATAATTATTTTCCTGCTATCTTTGCTTTGTACTTTGTGATTTGATTTTGTATTTCTGTCTTTAACTTATCTGTTACTGCGCTTACGTTCTCTTGTAGTGCTGGCCTAAGGTATGGACGCGCTGCCATACGCACGGTTCCAAATTCCCTTTGCAATGCTGTCTGACTACGTTTAGACAATCCTTTAGGCATAGTCATTGTTCGGTTGTGATTTTTTGTTCCGTATTCAACAAACGCAGCGCGACCATCAGATACGTCGTTGCCTTGTTTGTTTAGCAATGCGCTTACTTGGGAAATAACTAAATCAGTCGGCTCAACATATTTGGAGCGACGATCCCTCGGCTTTGCTAAACGCGCACCAACCTGCAATGTGCGCTTTAGTTGGCCTGTGTCAAAACCGTGTCCGGGAACTAATTTGGCTTTTGCTGCTTGCAGAACAATCTTCATCGCATTGCGCGATGCAGGTATCAATACATTTTTGTCTGCGCTTTCAACGCCATAATCTTTGCTGATTTGCTCAAGAAGATAGGCCAATTCCTCCGCGCCATAAACAGAAGATACAAAAGATTTTTTCATTTAATGTATGCCTCTGATCCCTGACGCGATGAAAGAAAAGTTTTTAGGCGTTGATTTACGTCATTCTGTTTTTGTTCCGCTGTCAATGGAGGATAAATATAGTCGTGTGCTGTACCTATAATATCTTCCAATGAATACGATTTGCTTTTGTCCGATCTTAAATAGTTAAACACACCAGCAGTCAAACTGCCCAATGTACTCAATACTTTTTTGTTACCAATAATTCCGTCTGCATACGACACCATCACCAAACGGAAATCATCTTCGCTCATTGCATCTGGATCACCACCATGTGCTAATACATATGCGCGTGTCTGCAAACGCAATGAGCCAATTAGTTTTTTCTTGCTTCCTCATATCCCGGAGATATTACTTCCGCGATTTTTTTCATTAACTCTAACTGCACAGCAAACGGAAACTCATCATCAATTTCCGCATACGTCAAACCATCCATCGTAGTGTTTGCTTTTTCCGGCACAAGCAATTTCACCATTTCCAAAATGCGCTGCTCGGTTTGGGCAGTCATCTTGGCTAGTTCCTTAGTCGATCTGCCATCAACGATGACATCATCTTCTAAATACACTACTGCGTCACTCTCTAATTGATCCCGCTTTTCCAACAGCGGTTTCATCAATTCTTCAGTTTTCTTTTCCACATCAACATCGGCAACGCGCTTGTTGATTGCTTCCAATTCAACTGCAAGCGGCACTCGTACTTTGAACTTTTGACCACCGAGTGTAAATGCTCTAGTACGGAGTGTGTCTTGATTGATCTTTAGTATTTCAGATAATTTCATTATGCCCTCAGCATCTTGTCGTAAATTGTGTCGTTTAGTTTCTTAACGTATTCCACTATTTCTTCAGGAGTCATTTTGTCGGCATGGAGTATCGCCATTTTATAAGCGGCATCTATGCCAGCAATACGCTGCTGTTGAAAACCAAACCAATTTTTCTGACCGCTATTGGACTGGCTAATGATATACGCGAGTAAGTCTTGAGAGTTATTTATCTGTGTCATGTCATGTAAAGATGCCTCCCGAAGGAGGCATTCCATTAGGAGTTAGACCATCCGTAAGAACTGCCACCCACAGGATGGATGGTAAATTCAAACTTGCCTTCTGCCGATGGTGACATATCCCATTTCAAACCACCGATGCGACCATTGAAAGCATATGCAACGGTTTCAGAACCGTCATATACAGCAATAGCAAAGGTACGGATAATCGTGCCATTGTAGCCATCGTCACGCATAAGCAACTGTGCAGGATCAGCAGGATTCCAAGGACAAGTAATAGTCAGCGATGTCACTTGGTTCTGCGTTGTAATCTTCGCGCCAGTACGTTGACCAGCAACAGAGTACGCAGCGAACGCATCATCTGAACCAAACGCAGGAACCGCTTCCACAGGAATTTGAATACCAGCAGTACCAGTACCGCCAGCCGATGTGCCTACAAGTGTTTCAACTGCTGTAGCCCATGTGCCTAGATTTGCATCGCTGAATGGAGTTGGCGTTACGTCATCTTGACACCAAATGGTTGCTACATATCCCGGTAGGACTTTATTAATCAGAGCCATTTTTATTTCCTTTGCAAGAAAAGTTAATCAATCTTGTCTTATGTCGGAACGTCAATAGTGCAATCCATGACAATCTGGTTCATACCTATCTCGTCATCATATGTGTTGTACAGCCAAAATACATCTGCCTTCGCAATGAAAAATCCAGAACCAGTTGGATCACCAAACATACCTGAATATCCATGCAATGCTTGTAATATCGTATCAGATAGATTGAAGCAATCATCCATATCTTTGGTGAAAACCGTGATTTGGAATATTGGTCTATCTATGCCTTTGTTACTTTGTGTCTGTCCTGTATATACAGGTTGATGAATGCTTCTTAATTGCCACGTTACGAATCTTGTTTGCGCTGCCCAATTACGATTGAACGCAGCGTATACAGGCACAGGATCAACAATGCTTCCAAGTTGATACTGGATGCATTCAGCATATTGAAACGGATTTTGCTGTACGCTCATACTCTTGTGTCCGGGTCATTCCTGTAACACATCAAAGTAACTTTCATCCGGTCATTAGTTTCGCGGATGTCCGTAATACGCCAATCATGATTACGCCACGTTATACTGTAATCGTTTTGGTTGTCCACCATCAATTTCGTGTTAGGAGTGAAATTGATTGTGAACGTAATCAAATCAGAATACACACGATAGCGTTCTGAAATCCTTACGCTGTTCGTCACGTCATGCGTCAATGCTCTTGTTTCAAACCATTTAGTGATTGTTGTTGTGTACTCACCAATACTATTAACGCCATTAGTGACGTTATTGATAATAATGTTTTCGTACCTAACGATTGTCATTACATCACCAAAGTTTTATAAGGACGCAGCAGTTGATCTACACCAAATGGGATTTGCGCTTTCATTGCTACGCTATCACCAACCGTAGAACGATTGTTATACAAATGCGTCAACAACATTAGTCCTGCTTGCTTTACTACTGGATAGTTCGCTATCGGACTGCGGTTTTGTGTGTATGTCAATACTACTGGATTCGCTACCTGCTGATTTAAAGCATTAGGCAATGCAGTTACGATTACTTGATTGCCTGTTGGATCATATGAATATTGATTTGGTGCAATCAATACTGGAACCGTGTTTGATGTTGTATAGCATTCAAGTTTATTTACAACCACTCCCGGCTGACCTAGCAATAGCGCAGACACTTCTGGTAAATCCAGATAAATCGCTGTGTTATACAACCCAAAATTTGGATAATAAACTTTGTATTGCGTAGGAAAAACCGCTTGGCCTAAATAATCTTCAATCGCCATGCGTGTTGCCAGTTCCAATCCTGATAGATAAGAATCCTGACTTTCATCATCAAACAAATTTAACTGCTGCGTAATTTCATCGATCGTCAACCATTCTGTCATCAAATCTCTGGCGACCTGTTCAATCTTTGCATAGTTGTACGGATTCCTTTGATTCGCATAGAACGGAGCAAGAGTTTGATTTTCGACAGCCATGATTTATTCCTTTATGCTGCACTTGCGCGAACACCTGCAAACGGATCACGAACCGTGCTGACCATTCTTTTCTCGGCCCACATCGTCACAAAACCGGGAATGGTTTGTTCATACATTTGAATATTCATTTCTTCCACATCAGCAATTTGCAAGAAACGATTCCAATTCGCCAAATAGATTGGGAATGTTGCTGTCATGTATGGATTAGGAATTACAGGCCATCCAAAGATAGAACCAACTGCGCCGCCTTCTCCCGGCTCACCAAGTTCTAAAAACAATGGC